CTGCTCGGCGGCAAGCGCGATGCACAACCGCAGCGTGACTATCAAGCGCCAGCAACGCAACTAGAGGACGAAATTCCATTTTGATAACGGCATGACCAAAATACAAGCTGAACTTAGGGGCGGGCAGCTTTTGCCCGTCACAAAATACGATGCCCAACGCATTGAAGACATGAAAGACGGCCAGCTAGTAAACCTGTCGGTCGCCAGCAAGCGCTCCAACCCACATCACAACCTGTATTGGTCGGCGTTGCGCAATGTATGCAAGGCAACGGGTAAGTGGCCCACAGAAACTCACCTGCACCACGAGTTGAAGCTGGCTTGTGGTTACTACAAAACAACCATCTCGCCCCTCACAGGCGGCATTGTGCGCTCCACAGACAGCATCTCGTTTGAGAAAATGGACCAAGCGGAGTTTATGCAATACTTTGAAGCAGCAATGGAAAAATTATCGGAGGCCATTGGCTATGACCCACTACACTGAAGAGCAAATTATGATACGCGCGATGCCATGCCCAAGGTGCGGTGCTGCGCCCAGATTTCACTGCAATCGTAAGCCAGCAAAAAACGGATTAATTAAAAACCATCAAGCGCGCCAATTCCTTTGGCATGACTTCGTAAAAAGCGCCGCTGAAACAAAACAAGTTTCTGTGTTTGATAGGTATCACCACCTTATAAATGGCAATCCTCGCTTAGAACATGAAGTCTTGGATGACTATGACGAGCTTATCTAAAAAGCCTCCGCTCGGCATCAAGCAGAAGCGCCAAAAGAAAAACCCAAAGTATCTGGCATGGCTGCACGATCAGTCTTGTGTGGTATGCCAACGCTTCGGCGAGAACCAAAACAGCCCGACACAGGCGCACCACTGCATCCACGACCGTTTCGGCACAAACAAAGCTGTCGATGACGATGCGATCCCTCTATGCGAAGGCCACCACCAAGGGCTGTGGGACACGACCAAGCTGGCGCTACACAAAGACAAGACCAAATGGCGCGAAGAATACGGCCCAGACCACGACTACATTGAGGTTGTTAGGTCTCGCTATCCCAAGTAAAGCGCGCCTCTAAGCGGGGACCGTGGCCGTCATCGTAGCGGCGTATGCAGCGCACATCGAACACAAACCGATCATCCCTGTAAATTATTCCGTTACAGCCGTCTAATACCGCTTTGAGAATGTTATCCGCATCGGGCCGTGTGGGGGTGTGCTGGCCCATCATGCAGCGCTTACGCTTTGCTTGTGAGTAAGACTTAGGGATGTCCATGTAGGCGATCATAAAGACCTGCACGGGCGCATCGTTGAATTTGCTGGTGCCCATTGCCTCAATAGCAGCCTTTGCGACCTGTTCCTCATACTGGCGCGTTTTGCTTGGTGTATATACCCGGCCACCCTTAGTGAACCGGGGGCGCGATTTACCGACGGGCTGGCCGTCCACTTTGATTACAATATCCATACCAACAAATTACACCAAACTTTCGCCAAATAAATGCCAAATAAATGTAAATAGTTGTTGACCAACTTATCAACACACTTTAATAAGTAGGTATCAGAAGGAGAAAACAATGTCTTACAACTGCCCATACTGCAAAGATAGCGGCTCAATCTTATATGAGCGCCAAGCGTCGTATAACAGCGAACCAGTTAATGTGCATGAGCGCTGCCACTGCCAGCCCGACATTCCGTCAGAGCAGCAGATATACATGGCTCAAGGCCGCTGCGATGAAATCACACTTTATGGCACACGGCAGGAGTTAGCCGAATACGTCGCAACGCTGCACCCATACCTGCAAGAACAATTCTCGAAAATGTATAAGCTGGAGGCTTAAAATGACACGCGAAGATTTCTTTATACTAACTGCCGCTGGCGCATTGATCCTGATTGGCGCGCTCAACATAGACAAAATGATGGTGCTGTAATGATAGATAAAATTGATACTCTTATGGAACAACTTGAAAAAAATCCAATTGAAACTTGGCACGAAATGACGGTGCGTCACCGCCGCGAGCGCTACGAAATGGTTGAGAAACTGTCCAAGGATTACACGCAGACACAAGCCGCCAAGATGCTCGGCACGTCGCTGCAAAACCTCAACACATATATCAGCCGCAACAATATCAAATGGCGGATTATTAAGCAGGGGGTGCGCCTATGACGAAGCTAACGCCAGCGCTCGAAGCAGAATACAAGTTTCTAAAGCAACAGGTGGATTTCTGGATGGAGGCTTGGACAAAAAAAGACGCATCGCCCAGCGCAAAGCAGCGCTACCACTACGCAAAGCAAGACCTAAAAAAATTTGTATCAAACAGAAGGGATGAGGGATTTAAGATATGACAGCCCCAGTGACCGAGGAAACAAAGAGAGTTTGGCAACTAAAGCTGGAAGGCCTCAAAAACTATGAGATTGCAGAAATCATGGGGTTTACCCCTGACCGCGTTGGGCGCGCCATCTTGCGCGGCAGAGCTAAAGGCGAGCTACCAATCCCTGAGAGAGTGCAGCCCGTATGCGACCGCCGCCAAACATATATCAGGCGTGGGACAATCAGCGCTGTCATTGAAGGGCTGAGTGAGAGCCAAAACTACTGGCTTGTAGACGAAGCGCGCAAATACAAATGTGACAGCTTGGCCGAATACATCCTAGAACTGGTGAGAGATGCTTACGAAGTGGAGAACCTAGAATGAAAAAGCCCAATCAATTGCCATATGAAGTTCGCATAAAGCAAATGCTGCCGTACATCGACACAGGCATGACCCATGAAGAAATCGGCGCTAAAGTCGGCATAAGCAAAAAGGCTGTTTGGGGCATAATCCGCAGAGCGCGCGACCTCGGACACATTGGCCCAAAGCCACGCAGAAAGGTTCACTCAAGTGAAATAAAGATTGGATCAATGGGAAACTGCATAAAAGACCAAAGCGAAGAATTTAAGCTATGGCTGATAAAGCAGACGGACCAAGGAAGCACGGTAGCAGAGTTAGCGATGAGCGCTCTCCTAGACGCCTATTACGACGAGACTGAGGGTAGCGAATGAACCGCACAGACATACTTAGGACCGCCCAGCAGTACATCACGCAGGATCGCGCCAGCACGCACGGTGAAGCGGAGAACAACTTTAACGTCATCGCGGAGTTGTGGTCATGCTATTTGAACGTGCCGATTACAGAAGACGATTTCGCAGCACTAATGATTTTAATGAAGCTGGGGCGCATCAAGAGCAACCCAACGCACGCAGATAATTGGATCGACATATGTGGCTACAGTGCAATTGGCGGTGAATTGTCAGTAAAGTGATTGGCTGAAGTGCTCGCAACAATTTCAATATTATAAAATATATTTCAGATATGGAGAATTTATATGCAAGGCAAATGGACAAAAGAAAACTTTGACAAGTATCACGCGGAAAACCCACAGGTATATGAGAAATTCCGTCATTTCGCTTTGATCGCGGCATCTAAGCGAGACAGATATTCCGCAAAATGTATATTTCATCGGGTTCGCTGGGAAACAATGATCAGAGGCGATGACGAAGACTACAAGATAGATGACGGCTGGATAAGCCACTACGCACGAAAGTTTATGAGGGAGAACCCAATGCACGAAGGGTTTTTCTCAATAAGGCATAGACGAAACTCTTATCACACTGACTGATAAGGTCGTGAGGCGGCGGTTAAATATGTCCGTCTGGGGAAGGAAAATTTGACCAAACAATCCGCATTAAAATGCCTTTGTTGTGCCGCCTCGCGCTTGTTTTAGACATACAAGAAAAGAGATACAATATGGAATTTCACACAATCCTCACAATATTTCTAGGCAATGAAATGCTTGACGCATATTACGTTTTCAGCAGCCTCTGGGAGTGCAGTGAAGCCATGAAAACTTTAAGCGCTGACCCGGAGATGCAGGGCTACGATATGTTCTGCAACGAAACAAATTCGATCAGCACAAGCCCTAGACCCAAGGCGCGGCCCTTAGAAGTTAATCTTGACCCGTGAGCGCTCGCCATTGTCCTTGTGGTAGGTGATTGCTTGCAACTGAGGGCTACCAACATATCCATGGGTTGCAGCGTATTTATCGCGTGACGTTGCTGCCCGTAATTGCTCGACCTGCACGCCGCCCACGTCCTGCACTCTTGTATGGTGAAAATGGCCTAAAAAGTAATAACGCCATTTAGTGCGGCCCCAGACCTCCGGCCATTCGTGCGCCATATGCATTACCAGCCGATCAGCTTTTGCTTTGTCACCGTGGTGCGCAGCAAACATACACTTGCCGAAATCGTGAACAAAGAAATCTGCTGGCGTTTTCTCAATGGTGACGCGCGGGTTTTCCTTAAAGCGCTCATGCAAAGCAAACATTACCGCAATATAACTGTTCTCATTGTGGTTGCCGCGCAATATTCTTACAAAAACCTCTTGGTGTTTCCGCAGTGCAGCAAAGATAGACGCGGACAAAACCTCTATAGCAACGTCAATGCTTTCGTATTGGGTCGCGCTCATATCGAGGGGGTGCTTACTTCTAGGTGTAACGTAGTTGGTATCATCGGCGTGAGTTAGGTCGCCAACATCCAAGATGATTGCTTTTTGCGAGGCTGGCGATGCATCTACAAGACCATCAATAGAGCGACGAATACGCTCCGCAGCAATGTCGATGTTGTATTCCTGCCCGGCCTCCGCCTCAATCGCCCGCATACCAATATGCGCGTCAGCAATTGGGTAGATCGTAAGCAGGTCAATATCCGCCTCTGTGGGC